TTTTGCTTGGTTTGTCGTTGACATCACAATTTTGATTGAGAATCCAGTAAATAAATCTAAATTATCTGCAGTAAATTCATAATCTAAGAATTCATTATCAAGACTTCCAGGAACTCTAACATCGGGTAAACCACTGTTTTGATTTTCATTAATTGGTAACAATCCATCAGTTGTTTGCTTCAGATTATTATATCCAGGGAATAATTCAAATGACTGTTCAATTTCACTGGAGTCTGCTCTAATCAAACTATAAAGAACTCTGAAATCTGCGGAAGAATCTCTATATGCCGAAAGAAGAACTTTCAATGATGTTGCAGGATTTGCAAGATTTACTATATTGCTATAGTAAACTGCAACGTGTGGATCATCTTCAATACCATTTACCCTTCCATCAGTGACATAGTTTGTCACTGGATTGTTAATTCGATCACAGAAGAATTCTGTAAATGCCGTATTCAGATTTATCACTGGAGATAAGTTAGAATCTGTCGAACTAAATGTTACACCCGTAGTAAATGATTTTTTCCTTGGGAGTGCAGTTAAATACTGATCCTGATTTGGTTCTGAACATACAATTCTTGGAGTTTCCATAGGATTGTATGCGTTTAATTGAACTGGTTGGAACCCTACATCATTGAAGGAGTTTTCTGACCCAGACACTCCAGTTCCAGAAGTAGTTCTAATGAAGGAATCTACCGATGTTTGTGATCCTGGAAGAGAAATATCATATGTTGGTCTCAATCCTGTAAACAGAATATTTTGAGTGCCAGTTACTCTAGATCCACCAGCAGTTTTTCTGGATGTAAATGATAATTGTGGCAATCCTGAAGTAGAATTATCTTGTGCTCTATTAGAACCAGTAGAAGATGATCTATCAATTTCAACATGATAACTATCAATATCAATTGGGTCTTTAATAGATGCAGTTCTTCCATTAATTCTTCTTAATGAAATTCCACCAAATTCGTATTTTTCAACAACGTCACCGGCAAAGTGATTGATTGGAATGGTGTTATCAACACCTCTTCCACCACTGGTCGCAACACTCAATTCTCCAGTTCCAACTCCCTCATACTTTATAATTTCATTTCCAATTTTAACGTATCCTGGATAACTTCCACTAACTGTTTGACCCTCAAAAGTTGTGAAATTGGATGTATTTCCAACACTAATTGTAGTCTGATTTAAAAGTAAATTTGAAGACAGAATTGTTGTAGGAACATCAGATTGTATCCTATCCAAGATTAACTTATTCGTATTAGAATACATTCCATGCTCAAAATGATCAACTCTTATATAATTTCCAGAGTTTATACCACCATCAGCACTAGAACTTATAATATAAGTTCCGGCAGCACTTACAATACTGCCTCCTTCATAATAACTTAATCCTGCACCTACAGTCTGAATAGAGAATTCATGACCATCAGAATTGCTACCAAATTCACCTTGAACATTTGAAAGATATAGCGTATCAAGACCAGTGATTGAAGTAATTGTAAATTGTGCATCTCTACCTCTAGCAGTTCCTATTCCAACTCCAGGTGAAGTGGACGAGGTTACAATACCAACAACATCTCCTACTTTATATCCGGTTCCAAAATTTGATGTAGAATGTGTAGCACCAGAAATAACTCCATTTGAATCAGTACTAATAACTAACTCCAATCCACTTCCATTTCCAATAATGTTATAAGTGGAAACAACCCTATTTGTTAATGTTGGTGGATAGTTTACTCCAGATTCTGTTGTAGAAATTGCAGCAACTGAGCTTCCTTGACCAACAACAGTTGCAGATCCACCATATCCATTTACACCTGCAAGTTTTCTTCCGACAGTAACAACTCCAATGAAATCACTATCATATGAAGTAACAATTCCAATTTTTCCTGTTTTTGGTAAAACGGTTATTGGGTTTGTTGCAAGAGTTCTGACATATCCATTACTCGAATCCAAAGGTGGATTGTAGAAATATGCCGTGCCAGTGTTTTCTGTAAACTTCGCCTTATATAATTTAAATTTCAAATCTTGATATTGATCGGTCGTCCATATAGATCCATTTTGAGATTTAAAGAGTGATCCAAGAGAGAATTGTTGGGTATATCTTTCAACATTAACGTCCGGAAGACTGGAATCCCTAACAACATCTTCACCCATGACTGCTGTCCACAATTCATACTCATTGCTATTTTCAGAAACAATTACGAGAGCATATTCTTTCCCTGGTGCTAAGAAAATAGGTTCTGGGAACTTAATGTTTGTGGCAACATCTCCAGTTGTTGATCTGGTAATATTGGTAATTGTATTTCCTGATGCATTGACTTCAGTGGGTCTAACAGTAACAGATCTACCGATGACATTTAATGTTGGAGTACCCAACTCAACGGATCTAATTTCAAGTCTCAATGGAGAATTATTAGCATCGATATTTGCAAAGAAGAGATCAACAGATGTTAAGAAAACTCCATTTGCATCATCTTCAGTATCAATATTTGATTTGACCTGAACGTTTCCACCGACAGTAAACGTTTGTGCCAGTGGATCAAAATATCCAGTTCTAGTATTTGTTGTAGTTCTTACAATGTTTACTCTGGTTGTAACAACTCTAGTTCTAACAACTGTTGTTACAAAAAGATTTCTCCATTGCTCAAATACTCCTGTAGAATCATACTCACTTTCAGCATATGATATTGCAGTGCTTCCTGGAAGTAGTTCCTCATTTGTTGGACTAGAAGTAATTTTATATGGTTTACGACCAGTTTCTATTCTGACAGAAGGTGCTGGGCTTGTATTAGGATCTTTTAAGAAAAATGTTCCAAACAAATCGCCATAGTTGTCGGAAATCAATCTAATATCTTTAACATATGCAATTGCACCACTAGTTTGACCAACTAGTTGCATACCCTTTACCAGATACCCAGAGTATGCTCCTTGTGCCTGTTGAGATAAAGATGAAGTATCTATATTAAGAACTTTTGAAGTTGAACTATAAGTTGAACCAATCTCTTCTTCTCTTGAATATGGATTGGTAGTAAATACTGAAGATGGATTATTAAAAGATCCAAACTTATGATTTGGAGTACACAATCTAAATCTTATTAATTCACCATCAGAAGTCGTACCAACTACAGTTTCACCAATACTAAATGCGGCAGAAGCACCGTAAGTTTGTAATTGTGGATTTGGAGAAATTTCTACTAACTTGGGAACCACATCAACTTCTCTGTTATTATCTAAGAACTGATAATACTTTGTTAATGGTTTCAATTCAGAGGCTTTAAACTCAGTATTTCTAGATCTCATATAAATTTCGGGAGTTCTAGAAACAATTTCTCGACTAGCATTAGTACTACTAGATGAATTTGTTCTAGAAGATCTAGAAACACCTACTGAAGTAGCTGTAGAACTTGATGTTGTTACTTGCCCTCTACGATTTGGGTCTGCAATATTTACTTGACGATTTACAGTTCTATTTGAAGTGCTGACGGCAGTTCTTCTAACAGTTCTGTTAACAGTTCTAGTTACTCTACGATCTGGAAGTTGGAATGTTCTAGTCCAAGTATCAACTTGTGGAAACAAATCAACATTTCCAATGTATAAAACGACATTGAATGGGTTAACGTTCTCAACTTTTGTTGCGAACGGTTGCTCCAACCAATCAATCTCTTGATAATCAAGGGTTAAAAGATTACCAGTCTTTTTAATGTTTGAATCTAATAATTCAAAATCAACACCAAGATCCAAGTCTTCGGGAGAAGTATTTTGTTCTGGTGCGATTAGAGATTCAATGCTATTTCTTGATACTAGAGGTGTAAGTTCTTTTACTTCTGGATCAACATCAACATTTGATATTTGAGCATCTAATCTAGAGAAGTTTTCAAAATCATCTACAAAGAATCCACTCTTGAATCTATTTCTACCTTCAGAATCCTGAATTTGAATAGTTTGAGTGTCTACTTCTAAGAATGAAAGAGAAGTGGTTGCTTCTAAATTTTCTACCCTATCCTCAATATTTCCAATATCTCTCATCGTATATCTTCTGTTGTCAATCAATGTGACAACAGCATCTTTAGGGTTATAAAGATATGCTGGAAGTTCAATAGTCGCTAATTGTAGCAGATCATTATTTCTGTCTGGTTCTGATGGATTTGTTGAAGATTTGCCGCTATCTATGACAATCTTACCCAAAGAATCTAAGTAAACTTTATCAATTCTTGGGAGGTAGAAGTTATATCCAACTTGAGATGATTCTCCCGAAGCTAGTAATCTGAGTGGATTTGTATTAAATGAAGATGTTCTTGAACTAAAATCAAATGGAGACTTATCTGTTGTAACGCTTGGATCGAAATAAGATACTCTTGGTCTGAAATCAAGTGTATCTGATGCTCTTGTCAAGAATGATCCTATTTCTGGAATATCAGTCGCAAATCTTTCATCATCATAACTTGCAACAGTGAATACATCTCCAGTATCAGTTGAAGGAATTGTATAATGATCAAATACTACTAATAATTTTCTAGATGGTTCTGAAGTTCCAGAGTTTCTGATTATTCTAGAATAATCATAATATTCATCTCTTTGACCCTTATCCAGAGCATAATTTGAAGTCAGATCTAAGTAAGAACCTAAAGTTATAGATTCGATTGTGGTGGTTATATTAGATTCTTCAAAAGTAACGGTTTCACCAACAACAAATTTGTTTGCATTTAAATATACTATGCCCAACTTATTATTGTTACCTGTTAGCGGAGAAGTGGTGCTGTTATTAGTAACTACTCTAGCAATCGCTTTACTTGTAGATCCAATAATATTTTCTCCGATAACTGCATTTGAATTCACATTTGCAGTTGATGTGAATGAGACAACATCTAACTGTGGGGCATTAGAATTTAATGATTCATAAACACATATTATTTTTGTAACATCTGGATAATTGAGAGAAATTTCTCTATCCTGAACTCTAAGACCATTATATCTATTGTAAGTTAGTCCATCATTCAAACTAGTGTTTGAATTAGTACCAGATTCTGCCAATTTTGATCTAGTAATATTGACTATTGAACTTCTGGTATGATTTTTGACCTTAGATTGAATTTTATTTTTTAACGCTGTAACATTTACAACAGTATTATTAGATGATAAAGATCGATCTAATCCATTAATGTAAATACTGGATCCACTCAATGTTGCTGAATCTGATGATAATGGAGCAATAGTTCCCCCATTATATCCAATGGCGTATCTTTCCTGATCAAAAGAAACTAGACTTATATCAGTTACACCAGTAATATCACTAGGACTAATTGTTACAGAATCATCAGTATCAACATTCTGACCTGTTACCTGATCAACTATAAAAATTGAAGAATTTGAAAGGTCAATTTCAGATACATTTTGATTTGAGAGTGGTGCAAACAGCGTAGAAGATCCTCTAACTATTGGAGCACCTAAAAATCCATTAACTTGAATGTCTGATGTTGGTAATGCACCTTCAAAAACACCAGTGACAGATGATATTGCTGAAATTTCGAAAGAAGTTCCGTCAGCACTAACGGATGAAACTCTGTTAAAAGTTTCTGTAGATAATCCAACACTCTGATATCTGACAATAGTATCGGTTCTTATTCCAGTAAATACTCTTCCGGTTGAGGTTACTGTAGAAATACCACCACCTTCAGCAGTAATTGAAATTTGAGAGATAGAATTTGGGAAATTGAAAGTATCTAAGATAGAATCTGCAGTAAAATCCAGAGAGGATCCAAACAATAAGTTAGTCTGTTTTACTGATTTAATATTTTGAGTATTATAAACACGAATTTCCGTTAAAGATATTGATACATCAACACCATTAATAGATAATTGTTCTCCCT